GTCGGCTGGCGCGGCCGGTGCGGACTTGGTTCTCCAGGGTGACAAGCTCCTCGGGTGCGTAGGTTTTATTGCGAGCCTTCACGCCGATGCCTGCGGTGAGTGCGCCGAGGGTGCCGGATATGGCTGTGCTGGCGGGGTCAAACTCGGGGCGTTGCGGCGGCTGCTGGCCTGTCTGGCGGTATTGCTCTGCGGCGATGAGGGGGTTGATCTCGGGGTGGATGAGTTTATCCAGGCCAATGTTGGCGGCTTGGATTGCAACATCCGTTCCCACGCCTATGGCTGCTCCCGTGCCGAGGGCTCCGCTGATAAACTTCGCGGCTTCGGCTCCGCCCTTCTCGGCGCGGATGAGGTTGGCGGCGTTAGCCAGGCGCGAGACCGAGACCGGAGTCGGGGCGAGGATCGAGACGAGTTGGCCTGCGGAGTTGTAGCCGGGGGCAAGTTGGTTCGCGGCGTAGAAGCTATCCAGTAGTTCGCTTTCCTTGGCTGAGGCTTCGAGGGCTTTGTCGTAGGCCGCTCCCACACCTATGGCTGTGCCTGTGCCTGCAAGGATGCCGACGCCAATAGCGCCGGGGCCGGTGGGGATAGTGAGAGCGGCGGCGGCTGGGGCTGCGACGATGGCGGCTCCCGTCTGCATGGCTCCTTTGAGGAGGCCGGAGGCGGCGGCTTTGGCTTCAGGGAATGCACCGGCGCGGCGCTCCAGGTCGCGGCGTGCGGCGGTGGCTTTCTCAACGCTGGGTATGTAGCTCTGGCTGGCTTCGTCCCATTGGTCCACCGTGCCTTTGAGGAGTTCGGTGTAGTTCGTGGAGTCGATCACGCCGAGGTTCCACATTTGCTCCACGGCCATGTTGTAGCGGGCGGGGTCGATGTAGAGGCGGCCATCGAGGGTCTTCCACGGCGTGCTGCCCTGGGGAAAGATGCCTTCCTTTATGCCTTGGTCGTCGGCGGCTTGGCCGTTGCGCTCGGCATCGCGCAGGAAATCAATCGCCTCATCCGGTTGCGGCACGGGGGATGGCACGGCGGCGGGGAGTGCGGGGTCTTCCTCGACCAACACAGCAGAGGAAACATCAAATTCCTCAAGAGGAACGGCAGTGGTGGGGTCAAACGCCGGGGCATCCTCCTCGAGGAGGACGGCTGTGGAGGGATCGAAACTCATTCCCAAACTCCATTGCCACGGTAGGTTTTCACATTTCCCTTGGCATCTCGGTAAGGTTTGCCAACTTGGAATTTGTCAGGGGTAGGCATGGGGTCTGGACGAGGTGTAGGCGATGGCGTGACGCTGGGCGTGGGGGATGGCGTAGCCTGTGGCGTAGGGGCGGGTTGCGAGGCTTGAGTTTGGGCAGAATCAGAACGGCGCACGGGTCGCAGGGAGATTTCAATGCGCTTGTCGTAGTCGCCTTTCTCTTTCTCCAGTTGCGTGCGCAGGTCTTTTACCTTTGTTCCCATCCACGGCGCGGGGGCATAGCTGCCGGTCTGGTTGTCGTATTCTACTTTGTCGTTTTCGGTGAAGTTCGTGAGGGCGTTGAGGCGTGCGCCGATGTTTTCACTCTGCATTTGCAGGCGCTTGATGTTGTCCTCTTGCGTGGCTGAGAGCTTGGCTGGGCCGCGCACGGGTTCACCACTGGCTTCATTCCATGCCGGGAAGCTGCGTCCGGTGAGCGGGTCGATCATCATTATTGTGCCATCTTCCGCTTTCTCTCTTTCCAACTTTACCGGCTCAGGCTGCTTAGTAGGAGACACAATCATGCCGTTTACCATATTTACCTTGGTGCCATCTTCAAAATTTACGGTCTGCCCTTGCGTAGCGCGGGAGCGTTTCACGCTGTCCTGGTAGATGCGCACAGCATCACCGGCACGCATCTTGCCTCCGGTAGCCATGGCAGCACGGACAACTTCCTTCTGGTGCGGAGACATAGCATCCCACTGCGCTTGACTCGTAATGCGAATGCGTCGGCCTGCGGCAAGCTGTGCGGCTAAGTCGTCCAACGGCTCCTCTTCCTGCCCGTCCATGGCATCCATCGCGCTGCCGACAGGTTGCTGGACTGCGGTAGGGTCGCTGGGGTCGAGAGCTGATAGCGCCGGGCCGGTAGGAAGAATGCCGTTCGGGTCCAAGTCCGCCGACGGAAGAGGCCCGGAGTAATCGTTTTGTGCGGGGGATGCCATGGGGATATTCTACTGATTGGTGTCAACCGAAGGGTCGAGTTCGACCGAGTAAAAAGGATTCGAACCTCCGCCGCCGAGGGCAGCTTTCTGGCGGGCGAGTTCGAGGTTGTTGTTGTATTGGGCCGCTGCGATCTGCTTGGATTTATTGAGTTCGACAAGCGCGTTGGCTGTTGGCACGTGCATGGCGATGTAGCCTGAGGTTTTATCCTGGTTGCCGGACATTTTATTCAAGCCATCACGGAAGGCTTGGCGTTGTTCCGGCGAGCCGTAGGTTCCGTAGATGCTGTCGAGAGCTTCTGCTGTGCCTAAGTTGGTGTCGGCCTTGGCGGCGTTTTCCCTGGCTTGAGCGTTTCTCTTATAAAACGCATCACCGAGTGAGTCGCCCATGGCGGCGAAGCTGTCGCCGAGGGACTGCATCCCGGCGAGATTGATTTGGGCGGCCTGGTTGTTGGCGTTGGTCAGGATTTCCGCAGAGCGGTCGGGCTGGGGATTATACATGAGCGGGAGGGGATTGGGGGTTATTTAAAAACTTTGGTGAATGGGCCGAGGGCAGCGCCTTTGAGGAGTTCGCCGCCGGAGTATTTGCCGCTGGCGACGGCACCGATAGGATCCAGCATGAGAGCTCCGCCTGCTCCGCCCCAAGAGTCGCCCCACTTAATAGCGGCGCGGGTGGCGGGTTCCATAAATTTACTGGCTGCAATAGTGGCTGGCCCGGCAAGTGCTCCAAGTCCATAGTAACCCATGACGCCGCCCGTAATTGCACCCCCAACATAGGCTCGGCGATCTTGCCAATTTTTACCGAACCCGTCCTTTTGGTTAGATAGGTTGGGGTCTGTTTGTGAAATATAGTGCCCAGCCATGACTCCGTTTACAACGCCTCCAGGCACTCCTGCCCACCCTCCGCCTATACCGCTCGCTCCGCCGCCACTTGCTCCGCTGCTTGCTCCGGTGGCATATTTCATGCCGATGCCGGTGGCGGCTCCCATCATTGGATTAGATTGGGAGGATTGCTGGGCGGGCTGGGATTGCTTGGAGGCAACATAAGCCCATGCAGGAGTATTGAAGGAGTTATACATTTTTACCTTCCTGCAAGATAACCTCCACCGAGCGCACCTGCGCCTTGCGCCATGCCGCCCATCATTGCCATCCAGCCTGCATTACTGCTCGCCCCGCCGGTGATCTGCGCGGCTTTGAGAGCGGCTTGGTTGGTGTTGTAGGTGTTGTAGAGGCTGGCCTGCATGTTGGTGTTGGTGTTGTATAGGTCGCTGCCGTAGCCCATGGTGCCGGTGAAGCTCTGGCCGATCATGTTGGCGGCGTTGCCTTGGCTGGCTATAGGGATGTTGGATCCAAGGGCGCGTTGGTAGGGGTCGAGGGCGACATTGGCTTGGGCGAGGCCGAGGTTGTTTGCGTATTGGTTTTGGGCGATGCCTGCTTGCTGTCCGTAGAGACTGCCGAGCATGCTTTGCTGGCCTTGGAATTGGTTGAAGTTCTGGCTGGCGACGCCTTGCAGGAAATTTTGGTTGGCGTAGTTCGCGTTGTAGTTTGCCGATTGGTTCGCCTGCTGGGCGGCGAGGTTTTGGCTGCTGTTGTATTGGGCGGCGTTGAGGTTGGCCGATTGGTTGGCGAGGTTGGCCTGCTGCGCGTAGCCTGCATCGGCCATGGCGCGTTGTTGCGAGGCGTCGAAGGAGGCGCCAATAGCGGTTTGTTGCAGGCGGGCCTGCTCGGCGGCTTGGGAGAGTCCGGCTTGCTGGTTTGCCAAGGAGGCTTGAAGACCGCCCTGCTGCGCAAATTCAGCGGCTCGGGCGTTGGCGGCTTGGTTGTTTTGCTGCGCCTGAAGACCGGCAGATTGGTTGGCGAGGCGGCTTTGCTGTAAGAGCTGGGCGTTTGTTTGGCCGAGATTAAGACCGGCGGATTGGTTGGCGAGATCGGCTTGAAGTGCCCGGCCTGCGTTGGCGTCCTGCCTGCCCATGTAGGCTTGGTTTGCTGCGGTGCGGATGCCTACGCCTTGCTGCGCGACATTGCTGGCAAATCCTCGGCGTTCGGCTTCGCGCTGGGTAGCGAAGCGGTCACGATTTAAAAGCTCTGCTGCCATGGCAGACTGTCCGAGGCCAAGGCCACGGGCGGATGCGGCCGCTCGGGCGGATTGGGTGGCGTCGCGGGATTGCTCGGCGGAGAGTGAGCGACCAAGAGCGAGGTCGCTTGCGGCTTGGCTTTCAAGTTGGCCAAGGAGTCCCCCTCCACGCGCTTCTCGCATGAGGCCGCGCTCTGCGGCGCTGGCGCGGATGTTGTTAGAGGATACATTATCGACGGGTCCAGCCTGTGCGGCGCGTATGCGCTGGGCTTGGACTTGATCGGCTGCGTAGCCTGATGGGCCTTGGACATCGGCAACTTGGCCGAGTCGGGCGTAGTCCATCTGGCCCACATTAGCAACGCGAGCACCTTGCGCCTGGTCGGCGGCGACATTCTGGGAGGAAATCTGGTCGGGCCGGTAGAGTTGCCCCATGGCCATCTGGTTCAGCCGGGCTTGGGCGGGGTCGTTGTAAGCGGCTACGCGGTCGGCAGTCTGGCCGACTTGGTTGTAGCTTTGGCCGAGCTGGGCGGCGGATGTTCCGGCGTCGCGGATGTTTTGGTTGGCGGCGGCGGTGTATGGGCTGTCTTCGAGCTTCTTGGCGATGTCGCCGGTGTTCTCGATGGCTTGGTCGCTGAGGCGGCCTGCGGTATCGACGGTGGTGTCGGCTTGCGCTTGGGCGTTTGCTTGGGCATAGCCGGAGATGGCGGCCATTTCTTCGGAGAGGCTGCGCTGCTGTGGGGCTGGCGGGGCGCTCATGCCCATACCCATGCCGCCGCTGGACATTCCGCCGCTGGACATGGCGTTGTTGCCGCCGCTCATGGCGTTGGACATTGCTGACCCTGTTGACATGGCGTTGTTGCCGGACATGGCGTTGCCGCCCATGTTGTTGTCGGACATGGCTGCGCTCATCGCGGGAGCGCTCATCGCGCCACCGCCGCCACCTCCGCCGCCGGACATTCCCCCTCCTCCGCCGCTGTTGCTCATGTTCATTGCTGGCATAGTTTTATTCCTTTTCTAAAAAGTGTTTGGCGTTTTCAGCGCCGTAGTTGAGGGTGATCTCTTCGCCCACGGCGATATCGCGCAGGGCGTAGTGCCGCATGAGTTCGTTTACCTGGTCGATCTCATGGCAGGCATTGGGGGTGTCGTGGTGGTTGTAGAGAGGGGCGAGGCCGAAGCCGATGATGCTGGTGGAGTCGTCGAAATAGTAGCTGTAGGTCTCGCAGGCTGGGGCTTTGGCGAGTTGCTTCTTGGGCACGCAGGCGTAGGGGGCCTCCTCGAGCACTTCGTGCGCAGCGATGGGGGCCGTGGCAAAGACTCCCCACCGGTGCAGCGGGGAGCGTCGCACGGCGAGCTTGGTCGCGTGGTATGGCTCGGGGCGGAGCATGGTGGGGGCGGTGGTCATTTGGCTTCGAGGGCAGCGACGCGGGCGGCGAGTTCTTGGACGGCGGCGACGAGCAGAGGGACGAGCTTGCTTTGGTCGATGCCTTGGTAGATTGGCTTGCCGTCTGCATCCACGGCGTCCTTGGTGCCGGTGACGGATTCGGGCACAACGGCCTGCGCTTCGTGGGCTAGGAAGCCATCGACTTTCTGGCCATTCGGATCGGCAAGCCAGTTGAAGCGGTGGGCGGGGATTTGGAGCAGGCGAGCTAAAGCGTCTGTCAGTGGCTCGATGTTGGTTTTGAGGCGGTAGTCTGAAGTGGTGTTGTAAGCTACTCCTGTTGTGCTCGCGCCTGAACCTGTTGTTGTAATTGTTCCAATAGTTGAAGTAACCCCTGATCCGTTTGTGCGCTGCCAGCGTGCTAAAATTGCCTCTGGCACAGAGTTCCGACCAGCATCGCTAACTATTGTTGTGCCGATTGCACTTGTTGTTTCAAAACCTCCGAATCCTGCTTCGTTAAGAAATCCGAAAATGAAATTGTTAAACCGACCACTAATAGCACTTGGTGCGATACCCGTTGCAGGTGCATAGCTTCCAGACGCCTGCTTGCCTGCAAGCAAAGTATTCATTTCCGACTCTGTGTAATAACGGTCGTCGTGGTTGTGGCCAGAAACAGGCAGGCCGGAGAGTTTTGTGTCGATTTCTGTCTCTGTGTAATAGCGGTCGTCGTGATTGTGCGTTGTCGGCGTCCTCGCATCCGAGAGACGAGAGTCGGTCGTAATCACCGCAGTGCCGGTGATGGCGCTTGGCGCGATGCCGCTGGCAGGTGCATAGCTTCCAGACGCTTGCTTGCCTGCCAACAGAGTATTTATCTCCGACTCTGTGTAGTAACGGTCGTCGTGGTTGTGGCTTGCAGCCGCTTTGCCGTCGAGCGCCGTTTGTAACCCAGTGGTATCCGCAATAGCGTGCTGGTGTATGGACGCTGCTTTCCCTGCTAGGTCGGTGGTGAGATTGGTTACGGCGGATTGGGACACTTTGTTTGCCGTGGAAATGGTGGCGAGCTTCGTGTCGGCGATGGCGGCATTTGCGGCGATGTCGGCGTTGACAATGTTGGCGACGGTGGCGGCATCGACCATCTGGTGGAGGTTGGCAGGGGTGACGAGTTCGCCGTTTACAAATGTTTTGCCTTTGGTGAGAGTTGCCATGGTTAGTTGAGGGTGCGGGTTTCGGTAGGGTCGAAGCCGGAGCGGGTGGCTTCGGCGCTAAGTTGACGCAGGATGGGGCGGCCGCTTTGTGTGCGGAAGCGGAGGTCGAGGCCGGTGGCTTTGCAGCGCAACGGGGCTTTGAGTGTGTAATCCTCCTCGTCGCCGGTGGTGTTCTCCAGGGCGGCGACTTGGAAGTCCGCATCGTAGTCGGTCGTTACGGCATCGAGCGTGCAGGCGGAGGCGTCTGGTAGGAGCACGCTGGCTTTGGCGCGAGTCAGGCGCTTGGCATTGAGGCTTCCCCAGCCGTAGCGGCGGGTAATGAGTTCGGAGGGGATTTCGGTGTAGAGGTCTTGCGCGTTCGCGTAGGGCACCTCGTCGCCGTAGTCGAGTTCATCGAGCAGGAAGAGCGTCCCGGCGCGGCTGGCTGCAAAGAGGCGGCGTTGGCTGGAGTAGGCGGCGACCAGAAGCTCGTCGAGATTGATGGCGTAGGTGTCGCGGCTTTCCCATTGCGAGTTGAGGGCGTTCCAGAGAAAAAGGGTGTTGTTGCTTGTGGCGTTCTCGCCGATGGGCACGGCGAGGTAGTAGCGATTGTTCCACCATTTTCCTACGGCGAGATGAGCGTAGTCGCTGTTGATCTCGTCGATCTGGTCGGCGATAGGGTCCGAGAGCGGCTGGGTGTTGGCACGGAGCTTCAGGTCGAGCTGTGTGTCGAGGCGGTAAACTCCGGCGTCCGAAAGGAAAAACACAAACTGACCGGCCGTCTGGATTGACCGGCGGGCTACGCAGCCGATCTCGTCGGTGAGGAGCGTGAGGCGGGACACAGCGGAGTCCACCGTGATGGTGTCTCCTGTTGCGTTTACGGTGTCGGCGAGGTTGGCAAGCCAGATCGAGTTGCGTAGGAAGACCAGTGCCTGCCCTTCGACCCATGGGTGAATTGCCACCAGGTAGTCGTTGCTGCCCTGGTTGGCGCGGAAACTTTGGAAAAATGGATCGTAGAGGTCTGGGTCCAGAATATCCGAGATCGCCACCGTGTCGCGGCCATCAGGAATCCAGAGGCGGTTGCCGATGTAGCTGGCCCAGCCGGCGGAGCGCAGGGTCTTGAAGGTCACGCCCTCGGCAGGCACGCCTGAGGCGGTGCGTTGAAACTCCATCGTCGAGCCATCCCACCAGAGCGGGGCTTTGACGCGGCGGATTGCGATGTCGGCGGAGACATCCGGCGCTGTGCCAGCGGGCACGGCGATGGTGAAGGAATTGGCCGTAGCGGTGAGGATGTCATACTCATGCCCTTGGAACGCCGCTTGGCTCCCCTCCTCTATCCGCACGCGCTGTCCGGCCGCGAGGCCATGGGCCGTGATGTGGACGGTGGCCGTAGTGCCAGAGACCGCGATGCCGCTGGCGGTGGTGTATTTCCAATCCCAGCCAGGCAGCGTCATGTCGGCCTCGCGCAGGAGGTAGAAACGATTGAAAGCCTGTATCGTCGAAACGCTGTCCGTAGGCTCGATGATCTCGTCGGACGCTGTGCCGGTGGCGGGATAGTTGATCTCCTCGATAGGCTCATCCTGCCGGTAGAGAAACGCCGAGGTCGGCCCGCAGAGGACGATGTATTCATTTTCATCGTCGTAATTTGGCGAGCTGAAAACGCCCGAGGCGAAGATGCCGCCAGAGTAGATCGTGCGCACACGGGCATTGGCATCCAGCACAAATGGGAGAGTGAGAGGCTGCGTGCCTGCCGATATGCCATCACCCAACCGCTTCGCGCCTTTGCGCGTCTGCGCCACGCCTCGGTCGAGGCGCATGTTTTCGGCGTATTGGACCATGCCCGGCTGGAGTTGCAGCGGGTTGAGGCGGGAGGCCATGCCGAGGAATCCGGCATCGCCTTCGACTATGGTCTGATCGTCTGGCATCTAACTTTAATTATGGGAGAGCTTGTCAAGGAGGGCTCGGATGGCGGGGGCTTTGATGCGGGGCTCGCCGCTCCAGCGGCAGCGGTCGGCGATGTGGGCGGGGCTGTAGCCTTGGTAACGCAAACAGGTTTGAGTGACACGCTCAAGGAGGTGGGAAGGTATGCCTTCTACGGCAGCGGGCGGTTTGACGGAAATCTTGGTGGGTTTTTGCGTCGGTTTTGGTTCGGCTTTTTCGACGATGCGGTAGCAGGTCACGGGGATGGCTTTCATGGTGGCGGCGTCCCACTCGCTGAATTTCTTTTCCTCGATGTCTTTGGCGGTGATGGCGTCGGCGAGGTGGTCGCGGAGGTCGCGGGGGTTTACGCCGAGTTCGCGGGCTACTTGTTGGCGGGTCTTCCAGCCTTGTCCTGGGGGAATCTGGTGCTTGGAGGCTTTGTGTTTATTGATGACGGCGGCGAAGGTTTTCATGGGGCTTTAGGTTTGAGGAGGAGGCTGGCGTAGCTGGTGCCTTCGTTGATGGTGATATTCGTCATCTGGAAGTTGCCGGTCTTGCGGCTGATGAAGCGGACGAGGTAGCCGTGTGTCCACTCGGTGGGGCGGGTGTTGGCGTAGAGAGGTTGGCGTTTGCAGAGGCAGCCGGGGTTCCACGCGCTGATGAGGCCGACGCCGGGTAAGTGCATAGGCTTGAATGCGGCGCGGTGAGTGTCGAAGAAAACAATGTTTCCAGCGGCCTTGGCCATGGCTTGGCCAGCGGCGTCGCGGGCGTTGGAGATTTTGTGGACGAAGAAGGCTTTGTCGATTTTCACCCAGCCCGGCGTGTCGCAGTCGCCGTGCGTCTGGCCTTGCCGGTAGTAGCGGATGCCTCGGTCTTTCAGTCGCAAGACATGCTCGGGGCAGAAGGTGCGGCGCAGCAGATCGACATCCTTGTGGTGCGCGAGGCGTTGCGTGAGTGCCCAGCGTTCCACGCGCCATTCGTGGTTGCCCTCGATGTAATTGACCTCGGAGGGTCGAGCGGCATCAAGGATTTGGTCTAGGAGGGAGTTGGAAACGGCAACATCTTCTTCGTAGGAATCCTCGGTCTCGGCGACATAGCCGAGCGTGTGGTGTTCGGCAAGGAAGCCTCCGCAGTCAATAAAATCGCCGCCGATGATAAGTCGGTCAGGGCGGAGAGTGCGAAGGTCGCCGAGGAAAGCGGCCATGGCAGCGGGGTCGTGCTTGTTTCCGTGGACATCGCTGAAGATGACTTCCACAATATCTCCCGTTCCTGCCTTGGATGTTGCCGGGGTGATCTTCTTGGGAGCCTTGGCAAAACGAGAGCGCTCCAGAGCTTTGACCGTCTCGGAATGGGCGCGGCGCTCGGCTTCGAGCTGGGCGCGGGCCATGGCGGCATCGTTCTCGGCGGCGGTGACCTTACTGGCGTTGACTACTTCAAGTAGGCTGCGTTGGTTTTTCATACTTCTTCTTCCTCCTCTTCTTCGTCTTCAAACGGGAACAATATGTCGCTGGTCCTATCTGCCAGTGCTTCGACGGCGTATTGGTTCCCGAATTTAAAATCCATGTGGAATGTCTCGCCGCCCTCTTCCCAACTCACCACTGCAAGACCGACATCGAATTGCTCGACGAGTTCCTTGCGAATGCGCTCCAGCACGGCTTTGCGGGTGGCGGGCTTGCGTTTGGCGCTCATGCAAATATGTCCTTGCCTGCGGCGACTCGTTCGCGCATTTGGGCGAGGGTGAGGCCGGTGGGAACTTCGTAGTGCGGTGTGTCTTTGAAGCTCTTGAAATCTCCTCCCCATGTGAGCCCGAGGCTGCGGGCGGCTTGGCCGATCTCGGTGTAGATGGGCGAGTCGGTGAGGTAGGCTTTGCCTTTAAAAAGGCCGATGTCCCAGGCTGTGCCAAAATTGTGGTTGGAAAAACCAGCTCGGGCATTGGTGACTTTCGGGCCTGCGGTGGTGCGGCCTTTGGCGTAGAGCGCATCTTGCTCGGCGTAGCTGCGGAGGCCGCTGATGATGCGGACTACCACACCGTGCTTGGCGGCGAGGTCGAGCGCGAGTCGCATGAACTCTCGCGCTCTCGGCTGGGCGGCCGGGTGCAGCGTCGAGATATTCCGCTCGGTGCGCTCGTCGAAGGTCATTTGCTTGATGTAGGCTTTGGCAGCTCCGGCAGCGTGTAGCTGAATTGCCCGTAGTCGGTCTGGAGTGAGATGCCCAGCGTGCTGCACCCACTCAGGAGCAGGAGCGCACCGACGGCGAAGGCCGTGGCAATGAGGCCAGTCACGATCTGGGCGGGAGGGATCATTTGGTTTCCTTGCGGAAGACTTCGATGAGCGCGATGATTGCTGCCACGGCGGCCGCGATGGCGTTGACCTGGGCGGGGTCAACGGCGATACCGCCGAGTCCGGCAAGGATGGCGAGGCCGCGAAAGGTGGAGGGCTCTTTAAGACGGGCGAGGAGGTTATTCATGGGGGTGCTTTTTGTTTCTGAGGATGGCATAGAGCGAGGCGAGGCCGACTGCGCAGCCGATGATTAAGGACGCTATGCGCAGCCACGCCTCCAGCTCCGGAAGCATGGAAAGCGTGATGCCGCTCGCCGTAGCAAGCAGGCCGGTGAACGAGGCGGTGGCTTGGTGAGTGTCCATTAGCTGAGGGCGGCTGCGAGTTGGGCTCCGGTCGTAGCCACGGTGGAGCATTGCGCCAAACGGTCGGTGACGAGCAAATCTGTCTTTGCTTTGATGGCCGAAATGTTGGCGCTTGGGATGTCTCCTGTCGCTGCTGGTGAGGCGGGGAGTGCGTCCGTCTTGCTCTTGATCGCGGCAAGCTGCGTGCTGTTGCTGTCGATTTCAGCACGGATTGCAGCGGCACTTGGGACGGTCGGCGCGTTCGTCAGAGTGTCCACGGTGCCGCCGGTGATGGTGCGGGTGGCGTGCGACCAGATGTCGCTTGGCGTGACGCTGGTCGGCGCATTTGTGAGCGTGGTCACAACTGCAAGCGTGCCCGACGGCGAGAGTCTTGATGAAATAGCGGCATCGATGCGCCCGGTAACGGTGGAGGTAAGGCCAATATCGGCAAGGGCTGTGTCCGCTTCGGCGTTGACTTGCGCGGCAGTGAGGGTTGATCGACTGGAAACTGAGGCGTCGAGATTAGCAAGCTTGACGCTGTTGGCGTCCATTTCCTGCCGTATTTGAACGACGCTTGGAACCGTAGGCGCGTTGGTGAGCGTTGTGGCGGTATCCACAAGACCGCCCGTGATTGTGCGGCTGGCTGCTCCCCACACTGCGCTTGCCACGGCTGCCGGATCGAGGACGGCTGTGCCTGTGGTTTGCAGGAGTGCGCCTGTCCCTGCTGTGGCGCTGTGGGTATTTGGCACAGCGAATGTGATCTCAGTGCCGGAGACGACCGATGCGATGGTGTAGGTGCTGTTCCACTCGGCGTTGCTCGCGCCGGTCACGGTAAACTCATCACCTACGACGAGCGGGTAGCTGTAAGCCAGCGTGGCCGTTGCAGTCGTGCCGCTGCGGGTGGCTGTAAACGGCATGCTCGGCCCGTAGTTAACCGAGAGCGCCACCGAGCCGCGAGCGGGGACGGTGAGGCGTCCTGTCTGGGAGTTGCCGATACCGTAGGCCACACCGCTGCGGACATCGGTGGGAGCGGCTTGGTTAAGCGCCGTGGAGTTGTCTGCGGTAAACATATCAACAAATGTTGAAATTCCGTTTAAAGCATAGCGAGTTTTGGCATTAAGCGGCACCACATTCATTATGTGCTTCATGGCATAAATTGCCGCTGTTCCGTTCGATGCGCTTGTAAACGAGCCGGAGAGCCTGTTTGTTGCATTCACATTGGTAGAGGTGAACCCATTTGCGCCGTTGGATGCCGTAATGTCTCCAATGATTGAAAAAGATCCTGTGGAAGCATTAAGCGCTCCAGATGCTGTGTTCCCAGCAGTCACATTTCCAGTAACTGAACACGATCCGGTGGAGTTGTTATGAACTCCGGCAGATGCCGATCCAATAACAGTTCCTATTACTGTAACTGATCCAGCGGCACTATTTATCACAGCCGACGCGCTTGCAACACTACCTGCGGTGCAGATTCCTGTAATTGTAACTGAGCCAGAGCTTGCGTTGTTGATCAAGTTAGTTGTGTTGACGCCTCCTGCCGTGACATTTCCTGTAATAACAATAGATCCATTTGAGCTATTTGTTATAGCTGAAATAAAACTATTATTAGCCGAGCCAGTTACATTTCCTGTTATGTTTAATGTTCCTGATGACGAATGATTTATAGCAGCAACATTTGAGGCGCTGGCAGGATTTACCAAGATGTTGCCTACTATCGTAGGACTGACAGACCCGGATGAGTTTAGCAGAGTTGTCGCTGCTGCCGCAGTTGCGTTCCCTGATATATTAAAACTTCCCAAAGTAAAAGATCCGCCAAGCGCAGAGGATGTTCCCCCACCAACAAAAGAAGCCGTAAGGGCTGCGTTTGTAATAAGCGCCACATCCACATCGGTGTCGATGGTGACCGTATAAGTGTTGCTGTAAATATTGTGGCCTTGCCCGTTCGGCGGCACTGAACCGCCTGCCCATGTGGAGCCAGTATTCCAGTTGCCCGATGCGATTGCGCGATAGTTAGCCATTTTTTAAAGTCCTTTTGAGATGATGAATTTTTGGAGTGCCGCGCTGATCTCAGCAACGGCGGTGAGAGTGGGTTCGTCGGAGCCGGAGAGGCTACCGAGGGCGATGTTCACCGACTGCTCTTGCGCCTGCTCTGGCTCGCCGTCCTCGACCAATCGGGTTGGGATAAAACGGGCAGCAATAGACGCATCTGGCGTGCCATCTGGTAGATACTTGCCGTTTATGGCGAGATTGAGCGAAAAAAGGTCAAAAGACTTTTCGCCGATAACGATGGGGTTGGTGGCTTTCATGGTTTTGATTTTTAGCTGTAGGTGAGAGATTGTTTGGATGACCACTGGCCGGTGGCGGATTGCTCCGAGACGACATCGCCGGCGGAATTGGTCGTGATTTTGTAAATGGTCCAGGCGGTGGCGTCTTCGGCGGGGCCGGTGGCGGGGTAGTCTTCCCAGGCGAGGCGGCCGAGGTAGAGGTGGTTACCGTCCGCAGCGTGCAGGAGCTGGTAGTCGGAGGGGTCGCGGGGGCGGGCTATGCGGAAAACTTCGTTGTTGTGGTCTTTGCTGTAGAGGCGGCGGTCGGCGAGGTTGAGGGCGAGGGAGCCTTGGGCCACTTGCGCGGCGGTGGGGACTCGGCCGGGAACCGTGGAGCGGAGGAGCTGGATGACCGTGGCCATTTGGGAAGTTTTAAGTTTTAAGGATTAAGTTTTAAGCAGGGGCCCCGTGGAGCGATGGCGCGGGATGAACCGCGCCACCGCTGTGGGGAGGGAGGGGAGCTTAGAAGCTGCCGCCGTCGAAGCTGATGCCGTCGATGCTGCCGCCGGTGATGGCGACATTGTTGGCATTCTGCGTGGACATCGTGCCGAGTCCTGCTGCGGTGGTCTCCAAAGTGGAGACGCGGCCTGTGAGGGCTGTCGCTGCGGATTCGATGGAGTTGATGTCACCTTCGGCAGTTG